CAGTACGACAGCCAACACGGTAATGTCGTCTTTTTGAGACGAACTTCCCGTGTCGCCTCAAGCCGACAGCCCCTATAAAAGGGTCTGAAGGATTGAAGCGAAGCCAGTACGCAAGTAACCCACTATGCTCCAATAAACGGAGCGAAGTTGGCTTGAAGGAGAAGACAGGAACAGTAATCCCATAAGGATCACTGCGACGTACAAGACGTAAGTCTTGTATTTCGTCCAACGGGAGAGCAAGTCCGTCGTCGTCTTCTGAGTCGATTGGCGTCGCATGTCGGATCCTTATTCCGCGTATGGCAGCAAGCCATGCGCTTTTAAGAATTCCGACGCAGCAACCACCGTAACATAGGCGAAAAGCAAGACGCCTGATACGGTTAGCCATTCGGTAAATCTCTTCCAAAACATTTGGAACCTCCTTCTGATAAATGGGAGTAACATCAAAACCGTCAAAATAATGCTTGCCACAACTTTCTCGAAATAACCCGTCAGTATGTGTCTTTTCTGAATTAACGGAAAAGCCACAAAAACTGAGGATTTCGCTTAAGAGTGGCATAGCATCACGACGGATAATGATATCATCCCCATAGACCAGAACTTGCCCCGGTAGATCTAGAACTTCTAGCACTGATGAACTTAAAGCCCAGAAAATCAGGGATTCGAGTTCAAAAGTAAAGCCATTTCCCATGGTGCTAAACTTAGCAAATCGCGTCCACTCATTTTCGAGTAGATACTCCTTGCTTCGTAAATCATCAAGAGTCATGGCCCAATCTACTGGGAGGAGCTCATAAACAAGCTCCACACTGACGGTATCTGATGCTTGCTTCAAATCGACGGTAGCAAACCCTCGACGAAGTGCATCACGGGCCCCATTTTGATTTGGGGTCTGATCATTAAGATCAATACCAGTGCGTTTCAGACGTCGACGAATATAGTTACCAATCCCACCTTGAAGAAACTGATTCAGTGTGGGCTCAATAGCTATTGTTCGTTCGGTCTTAGCGCTCTTTGGCACAGTCGTTACCCTACAACCGCGAACAACCTGGAAACCCTTTAACAGGTTAACAGGGCCTTCGGCGTCTACACCACGGCTTCTCAGCCAGGCATAGTCGTCGG